AAGTTTTTCTAAGTATTTATTTTTTACTTTGTAGTTTCCGGAGAGAGTTTTGTGCGTATATACGTTAGCACGAACTGGTTCAATGCTAGGGGAAGTACCACCACATATAATAGAACTACTGGCATTAGGAGCAATAGCCAAAAGGTGAGCGTTACGATTATTGCTACCATGTACGTCAGGAGCTTCTCCCCTAGTTTCTGCCAAGAGCCTATTCGATTCAACAGCTTTTGATTTAAGGTGCGAAAAAATAGTATTATTGATGCCAGTTTGTTGGAGACCTTGGAAAGGTAACCCTTTACTTTGGAGATAAGAATGGAATCCCATAGCTCCCAATCCAATAGACCTTTCTCTGTAAGCCGAATACGCAGCTTTGACCAACCCTTCTTTACCTTCTCTAACATATGTTTTAAACCTCTTAAAATTTGCAGTGTAACCACCTAACTTATCTGTGTACACTATTTCTTCAATGAAATGTTCCAGTACATTATCAAGCATCATAACTAAATCTTGAATAAACTGTTCATCATTTCTCCATTCATCAAAGTACTCTAGATTAACACTAGATAAACAACAAACAGCAGTTCGTTCTTCGTTTGTTGGTAATGTAATCTCCGAGCATAAGTTACTCTGATTAATTTTTAAACCTAACTCTTTTTGTTTTTCCGGTAGAGCTTCATTACATGTATCTATATTTATAAGATAAGGCTCACCAGTCTCTGCACGAGTCTCAAGTAAACGCATCCATAACTCTCTAGCACTAATAACTTTAGTAGGTTCGTTTGTTTTAGGGTCTATCAATCTCCATTCATCATCATTCTTGACAGCTTCTAAAAATGTATTTGTTATATTTACTGCGTTATGTAAATTTAAATTCTTTCTATTTATATCACCACCGGAAGACTTACGCATATTAATAAACTCTTCAATCTCAGGGTGAGATATATCTGAATATGCTGCATAACTTCCTCGTCTTGTAGTGCCTTGATTAAAGGCTAACATCTGAGAGTCTACTACATGCATGAAGGGGATTGACCCAGTAGAACGAGAACCGTTGCCAGTTGAAACACCATCACTCCTAACATCTCCCCAATATCCACCGATACCTCCACCTGAACTTGCGAGCCAAATGTTTTCATCATAGTGGTCAGAAAGACCAATCCTCGAATCAGGTACATAATTGAGAAAGCAGCTAATAGGTAACCCACGAGTTGTTCCCCCGTTACTAAGTATAGGAGTACTAAACATAAACCAATTATCGGATGCATAATTATATAACCTCTGTGCTAAATTAAAATCTATATTACCTTTGTATGTAGCTCCAAAAACTGCAGCTCTTGCAAAAGCTTCCTGTGGACTGGTTTCGTTTTCCCAAAAATATCTATCTTGTAATGTATCAATACTAAATTTATCTAGTTTCTTATCTTTGTTATAATCTATTTGAATACCTAAATATTCTTTAATCATTTGTATCTCCTAAATGATACTTAGTATCTTCCAATGCTATAGCTATTATAGCATAATGTATAATCTTTAACAAGTCATATTCAGCATCATTACCTTCTTTCTTACCACACCTCATAGCATACTTCATAATATTACCCATGCAAAAACCTTTACCATGCCCTGCATCAATAATCATATCAGTTGCTTGATATTTACCTTGTGCGTAATGTCTTTCATATGTACCATCTACATACCTTTGTATTTGTTCTATTATATTTTTTTCGTTAAACTTATATTCCATATTCTGCTATCCATTCTTTCGGTAAATTATATTCTGTGTACCATTTAAATCCGTTAGACTCTGCCCATTCTGCATGACTACGTTTAGTACCATCCTTTCTTTTCTTAGCTGCCGGCATAGCAGCATCAGGTTTAGAAAATATAAAGACAAGTTCTTGATTATCTTTTAAACTCTTTCTAATCCAAACGTATTTACTATACTCTGCATAATCCCAAAACCTACCTTTTGCTTCTAGTAAATATTCTGTGCCATCTATTGTTCTTTTAAAATCAGGTTCATAAGTATGTTCTACTGTGTACTCTATCTTATCACCATGATGTTCCCAATCCTGTAGAGGTTCGGTATGTAATTTATATTCCCAATTAGAATCATATCCTTGGGGTACTCCTTTCTCTACAGGTCTAGGTTTTCTAGGTTTTCTATAACCACTCATTAATGTATGCTCACGTTTTCAGGTATTCCTGTTAGTTTATTATCTATAAGTTCTGCTAATCTATCTAAAACTATATAGTCAACTTCATCTATAGAACCTCCTGCATAAAGATAACTACCTAAAACTACAATCATAGTAGCTAAATCTTGTTGCATTAAATCATGTTCATTCATCTCTGAGTAGTTGTTCAAATCGAATTGATCTGACATCCTTGTTCTCCTTTTTTACTATCTGTTTTATTTTCTTTACAAACCATTTAAAACTATACGCTGATAGTAAAAACTTTCTATTTGCAAATACATGTCCTTCTTTCGGAAGATAATCTTTAAAGTTTTTTTCGTTTATGTCTTTAGCTTGTTCAGGAGTAACCATATCTTTTAGCCAATCTAATAACATTACTTTTGCATGTCTTCTTATTTCTTTAGATTTTTTACCATTCATTTTCTAGTTATCTCTTTTACGTTAGGTTCTTTAACAACCTTAGTTAAATACATTAATCCTTTGGAATATTGAAACACTCTTAATCCCTGACCATCGTTTGCATCTTTGTGACATTCGTTCTTATGTCTACAATAAGTACAACCTCTAGGAAGTTTCATGTTTCCTGACTTGCCTTCAGGTATAGTAGTATAGCACAGATCAGGAGGTGTGTCAAGACGTAAAGCTTTTTTAACCTCTCTTATTCTATTTTTAGCATTAGGTTTATCAAAGAAACTAGGTCTATGTAAAGTTAGTTCACCACTTTCCTTGTTCATTACAAGAAAGCCACCTGCTTTTGTTTTCTCTGCTTCTTCATATCCTGATAGTTGAGCAAGATAACCAAACGGATCATCCTCTGCTAACGTACCATTCTGAAACTTACGGAATGCAAAACTAGATGCAGTCTTTATATCTATAACTTCACCATCAATTTTACAATCCATGTGACCATGTACATTACTAACCTTAACTGGTTTCTGTTCATCGGAAACTTCATGTCCTGAAAGTTTTACCAAAAACAAAACAAGTTCTTCTAGTAAATGACCATACAAAAACTTGATAAACAAATGAGGCTCTATCTTTTGAGTATCCTCTGTCTCAGACTTCATATCAAACCAAAGCTGACGTAAAGGTTTACCTATGTTAGACATTCTAAGAGTCTCTTTATCTCTAGGTGTAGGATTAGCCCAATGACGTAGTGCTTCTTTCATAGAGTTACCAAACTCTTCTAGTACCTCTTCACTTACATCAAGAGACTCTCCTTCACCTAATACAGATAAAGTATCATATATGTCTTCTACTAATGTATCTAATTTTTTCATATTGTTATCGGTAAGTCCTCTATTATTTTTTGAACAGTATCTCTGTCTGTTTTAAACCATTCTCCATTGTGTTCTTTCACAACCTTTTTAAGTTTTCTTATGGTTAAAGTTTCTGCTTCTCTTCTATCTTTAAATCTTCTTGAATACAATAACCTATAATCTCTATGAGGGCTACCTGTTTGATACTGATTACATCTATCTTCTGCATCTACTGCCATACCAACTTTAAGCCACCCATCAAAAGATGGATTTGATATTACATATACATAACCTTCGGTAGTAGATTCATATCCTTTTAAAGAAGAAAAGGCTGCACCTTCAAAAGTTTTAAATCTTCCTGCTTTATGTAAAGGATGAGACTTAGGTATGTATTTACCATTAACAAACATCCTTGTATTATTTTTATTTTCATGAGACTTTACTCTTCGTCTACCATCTGCTTGTCCAACGTACCACCATTCACCATCTTCATATCTTATGTTTTTTGTTTTAATGTGTCTCACTCCAGTTCCTCCCAACTTTGTATTCGCCATCCATAGGACAACGAAGATTATAAAATTCACCTGCTCTTTTTATACACTCTATAGCTAGAGTACCAATGTGATCCGCTAAATCTTCACGTACTTCCATCTGCCATTCATCGTGTATGTTAGCTACAAACTTTGCATCAAAGGTATTTAGTTTTATAAGAGAGTCTAGCAACGCTAATCCCTTCTTCATTATAACTGCTCCTCCTCCTTGTAGTAAACTATTCAGTGCGGCATGTTCGCTCCTTATAAATATCTTTCGACCATCTAATCCTTTGAGATAACCTTTTTTAGATGCTCTTGATACTTTATCTCTAAGAGCCTTAAATGATGGGTTACTATCAAAGAAATGTTGTCTAAGTCTTTTGCCATCTTCTCTACTTCCTCTAACCACGCTCCCAAGTTTTGCATCTCCTGCTCCGTATATGAGGGCATAGATGAATGTCTTTGCCTGATCTCTTGATTCAAGTCCTGCAGCTTTTTGATTAGCGGTGTGTATATCTCCGTTAATGATTTCATTTGTATATTCCTCATCATCCATATAATGAGCAAGCATTCTAAGTTCTAAACCACTTGCATCTATTCCTACTAAGTTGTAACCATCTTCAACAGTCCAACACTCTCTGCACT